CCATATCCCTTCCATTATCTGCAACACCAAGTTTTTTATGTTTTCCACAGTTAGGACAATAATCTCCTTTTGCTTTTTTAACTTCTTCTTCCTCTTCTTTTTCTTTTTCAATATTAGCATCATCATCGTCATCTACTGGGCTTGATTCCCTGTTTGATGATTTTTCAGAATCATTGTTATACGTATTAGGTCTGTCACCGTCTGCGTTTGAAAAGTCTTCAGATTTATCAACTGTACATCCAAATTTATCACATTTAATTACCATTTTACCGTCTTCCCTAACTTCAATGTTGTCAGTCATGGCTTTTGCGAGTGGATTATAATCAGTAATTAGAGCTAATGGGACTGCTGGATCTTTGCAAACAGCGACCTCATAGTGCTCTAATGACTTTAATTCATATGCTACACTTCCATCTTTTAATATTTTTGGTGTTCTATTTGCCTTTGTAGCCCCACCAAATGAAAGTCCTTTGTACTCTCCACTCTTGATTTTATCCCAAATTTCATTGTCTAAATGGTAATCTTTGTGTATTTTACCTGTAATCTTAATTGCTGGCAATGTGCCACCATCTTTAGTTTTGTAATCTACTTTAGCATAACTGATACCTTTTCCTATAATTCTGTTACTGTGAGTGTCACTGATTGGTGCTCCCCTGTCCATCCAAATCGGAAGAACCTTGATTAGTTCGTCAACAATGGTAATCTCTCCCTGCTTGTCTTTAACCTGAACAGTAAGATAACCTTCAAAGAATCGTTGATCTCCTCCTATAGGATGCAGATCTTTCGTGACAAATTTGTTAAAAAATATGTCATTGTCCATTATATATTGGTTTTGAACATTACTTATAAAGTTTTAGAAAAAGAGGGAACTAGTAAGTTTATTGAAAAAAATGCTTACTGAGGTTTCTTGGCTTTTGAGACAGCGTAATCTACTGAGAAACCGACAGACAGACCGATTAATACGGTTTCTACGATTCCTAGACCTGCTAGACTCAAGGTTTGTGCAACTGCAATACCTGCAAATACTGCTACAATAAGAGCACCAAAGAATTTTTTGATGTCGTATGTAGATTCAGAAGATCCTAAAAATCCTCTAAACGTATTCAAGATTGCTCCTCCAATTACGGAGAGTGTTGCGATTAACAATGGATCAATCATACTCAACATTCCATAAATGTTATTATTTAAGGTTTGTCGTTGATATTACGCCTATTCCAATAGTTCTTTGACCAAATCATCTAAATCACTGTTACTGTCAGGATGTGACCTGTTTGTCTGTCTGTCAACTGCTTTTGCCAGAATGACTATGGTTTTTTGTAATTTTGTTATGTCGTTGCACAGTTTCTTCTGTGTTGAACTGATTCGTCTAAAGAAGCCAAATATACCCCCACCTGTTGCTATCAATACGGTTAACAATATAGGTTCAAACAAGCCAGACAGCATTTCCATGTAAATACGTATGTAGTAAAGTATATAAATTAACTTATTGGATTTAGTTTTTTGTCCTTAATCATTGCTAGTAACATCATAGGATCTTCATTTATCTGATCAATAAATGACTCATCACCACCACTTATGCCGTCATATCTTCCACATTTGAAGCATATGAAAATAGAATGAATGCCGTCAGTGTAGCCATATTTTATTATTTTACACTTTTTGCATTTTTCATCCATGTTAAAGCGTTAACAAGGCTTTATAAATAAGTATTGTTGCATATATGACATGGCTACATCAATATACATATTTGACAGTGACCGCATGTTTAAGGCTGTTTACAGGGAACATATGGATGATGTTGAATATAAGATGCCTCTCATAGACCTGTATGTTAAAGGACAGAGACTGTGGGTCGTAACAAATTCAAACGACATGAAGGAACAGCCAAGAATGGACAGAAGCATCGTTCATTTCAGAAAGGACAATGCAAAAGAATACGTGGAAGGTGACGAGAAGCTGGTAACTCATGGAAAAATTAGATACAATGAGAAAAGAAATCAATTGGAGTTCTTTCCAAGATTTCTGAGAAAGCCGCTGCTAAGTATGAGAGTGGGTAGATATTTCGGAATAAGTGAAGGAAAATGCAATATTGATTACGATAAACGATACTATGACTTTAAGAACGATCGCATGATATTTATCTTGGAGGACAAGGAATGAAGTTTGACTTTGTACTGGGAGAGGTAGAGGAAAGACTAGAAAAGATTGATGAAAAACTTTCCAAGACAAACGAACTGCTTGCACAGATAGAGGAGAATCTTAGGGTTCCCAACTTGGTTGAGTGGGCAGAATTTAGAAATTCGTTGACAAAAATTACTTCCGATTAGACTTTCTATAGCCGCCCATTATCTGTTTCCAGTCCTTTCCGTGCTTTTTACGCATGCTTATCCAAAACGGATCGGTCTTCATAAAACCACCTTTTTTGTTGTATTCCTTGGTAATTTTTGCAATTCTAGAGTGACATGTGTTGCAAAATCTGCCGTTTACCTGCTCAATGTTGAACTTGTACTTGCTGCAAAAGAAGCAAAGACCGTAATATTTGTCACAAACCTTTGCCAGCAGAGGTTCACGACCTTTTTTTCCAGCACAATCACCGCAAATGTCAGCAATGGTTGCCGCTGCACGGTCTACCTTCATACATCCAAGGCATACGCCCTCCTTGTAGTTGTTTACGGCAGTAAATTCATCGGCTTGGTGCTTTTCCCAAAGCTTTTTTGTCATGTCGTTTGCGTTTTCGTTAGTTTCTAACTTTTCAGGCAATGTCTTTTTGTAATTTCCTTAATGTTATAAGTGTTTTCTCTAAAACTTTGTTTGTTTCGATTGAATTGTTTATTTCATCCACGATGTGAATGATTTCTATCATGTTGTCCGTCTTTGGAGAAAGTTTATAGACGTTTACGACCTCTGGTTTCATTTTTAACGTGGTTTTTGTATTAATTTTTTTAACTGGCTTGTGATTTACCTTGCAAGTTTCGTCGCACTTGTGAAATCTTTTGGTCAACTGTAGTCTCCGTTCTCAAACACGCTGTCATTTTCACTTTCCATACATTTTTTGCACAGATGATTCTCGTCTTCCTTGTCCTTCCAATGAATTTTGGGACTGTCGCAAAGATTGCATCTGGTGTAGACAAGTGTCGTGGTGGTTTTAGTCATCTTCCTCGTCCTCATCCGTCTTTTTAACATAAAAACTTACCTTTTTAGTGCAATATACCTTACTCATCCTCCCATCTCCTGATATCTGAAAATTCGTTGGTTACGATGTCCCTTGCATCTCTTACCGTCATGCCAGTTGCCTTTCTCAACTCGTCAACCGTCTTTGTCTTTTTCCAGTCAAAGTCGATCGCGGTCTGCAAAGTATTTTTTACAACTTGAAAGTTTGAAGGATTGATTCCCTTTGGATATGCGGACTTTTTGCTCATGGAACTTCCACTTGTAGGGCTACCCTGTCCAGTACCACCAACATCACTAGGTCGTGAGTTTTGTGGTTCTCCTTCAAATGCCTGTGTCTTTTCTTGTGGGGCTGGTGTTCCCTTACCTGCACCGTTCATGTTTCCGTTTATTGCACCTACACCAAACATTAGTTCTGGAGTCATTGCAGTATTCTTGCTTACCTTGAACTCACCTGTGTGGGTTCTTGTAATTTCAAAGCCCATCTGTTGAAGCATCATCATGTTCTGTATTTCAGTTCCGTCAGTCTGCAAGTCTCTCAACTTGTCTGCTTCTTCACCAGTCTTTAATTGTAATTCCCAATCGTCAATGTTTAGCATCTTTGAAATCTTGCTAAAGAATGCCTTCTTTAATGTGTCCTGTCCCCATAGAACAGCACGGTTTGTAATTGTAACTTGTAGTCCTTCCTGACTCCATCCAGCAGGGGTTTCACCGTAATAGAATGGCAGTACGCCATAGATAGCACCTATGATCTGTCTCAATTCCTGTCTTACTGCTATAAATTCAAGTTCCTTGAGTGAACCAGTAAAGTCCAGCCACTGTGCAGGGTTCTTTCCACCCTTGTCATTCTCTACCAAGAGAGGATGTATCATGTAAGGATCTTCCTGTGCTTTCTGTTCAAGTACGTCCCATGACTTTTTGAACGTGTCATAGTTTCTTGAGGATATGACCAGCATTCCTCGTGGAGGTCTCATCTTGTCAAAGTACTTTCTGATATACTCGTCCATGTGTGAGAGGGACATAGCCTTTGACCATACGGAATAGATAGGTGAAAATCCATAAAGCAGGTTTGGCTTGTACTTTCCTGCCTTCCAGATAACCTCGCCCTCTCCATAGATGACACGCTTAGGTTGTGGAATGCCGATAGAATAAACTGAGTTAACCTCGATAACTGCCTTTAGTGCCTCTGCTCCACACCTGTCACATTTTGGGGTGGTAAGTCGTGCATCCCTGTGCTCAAATCTAGGGCAAACCCAAATCTTGTTTCGCTTGTCGTCATAGCCAATTCTTCCGTCACTGTCAGCAATCATTGCCACCTGTGGTGGCTCGATTCTTAGCATCTCTTTTATAATTGTTTTATCATCGTCTATCTTTCCAGTAGTATCGTCTATCTTGTAATTTTTAAGCAAAAGCAAATATGCGTTGTCTGCGATTTCAAAGTCACGTTCCAACTGACGTGCTACATCTTCAAGTGTCTGCTGGTTGGAATTTACTGGCTCGTTCATCAAGTCTTCCAAGGTCTTTCTGTGTTCTGGCACTGGTCTGAGCAGGTCATTGCTTCCGCATGTGTCACAAACCAAATGCTTTATCGACGTAGCCTTGTTTGTTTTTCGTGGATGTGCTCTGTTCGAATTGTCTCCATTTGCTTCAAATGGCTGCTCGTCAGGGTTGTCTGGGGTAGGTGCATATTGGAATTCCTTGCTACAGTTGTTGCATTTGTACTTCCATTTCTCTACAACCTCGAATCCGTTCTTGAACATTTCACGGTTGAGTGTCTCAATAGGTATTCTTAAAGCATCAATATTGTCTGCCAACTCGTAAATCATAGTGAGTGGGAATGGGAAAATTGGTAGTTTTGCACCTGTGTCGGTACTCATGTAAGGCTGTGCAACGCTAGGTCGGGTGGTAGTTTCCGTGTAGGATTTTTCTATGAATCCAAGTCTGGTCAGTGCGTTTGCAAAAGACTTACGAAATTCTACCATGATGTAATGTTTTTGTCAGGTTATTTATAGTTTTTGTTATTGAAATAGAACGGTTTATAAGTGGACGTTTGATTGTAATATCATGGAATCAATAGACATCTTGGAAACCTTTTACGATGGTCTGGACGACGAAGGCAATCCAATAACTGCCGAGGAACTAATCGACGAGTTTATCCAACTAAGACAGACAATAAGACAGGCATGCAGGATATCTCAGTTCGTGATAACGCCTCCCTCTGACGGCTGTCACAGGTCAATAACAATTTCTTTTAGAATAGAAAAGGAAGAGTAGGTGCAACGCACCTTTTTTATTTGTGGAAACATTTATATAATCATGTATAAACACATAGTATATGACGTCAACTATACCTGCATACTTTGATGCATTCACCAATTTGCAAACCGAATTGATGGAAGTTTTCGGAGATGTGTCAAAAAAAGCAGATCCAAATGGCATAGCCAAAGACATGGTCGAACTGCAAACAAAGCTTGTCAGTACGACAATAGACAACATCACTGCCGCTGTAAAAGCCTATCGTAAGGCACTGGAATAATATTACGATAACTTATTTTTTTCTCTTTCATACGCTTCCGTGGTCTCACAGAACTGGCAGGTTACGCAAAAACTTGGCTTGCCACATCTGTCACACTGAGGAATGTTTCTAAGATAATCCTTTCCGTCAAACGATTTTTTCAGACCGTTGATGAAATTTCTAAAAATTTTAACCACCATGCAATACACATGCTATGTTTCTTTTTACTACGCATATACATGGGCTTCCACTAGGAGACGATTTTTGCAAATCGGCTTGTGAAGTAGACATGTCTGATGGAGAATCCTCAATTGAAGGCTTTGCCTTTTTCTCTTTTTTCTCACTTACAGACATACTATGTAACAGCATATAACATATTTAAACATTGTTGTATCTTTTTATAGTATATAAATAAAATATTTTCATGGTAGAATTGCAAATTGAGGACTTTGCAGAGATCATAAAGTGGTTCAATCACAAGTATGACGAGGTCGAGGACAAGGGAATGGGAGAACAGAGTCGCAAGACCTTTTGGAAACTTAACTTTCTTCTGGAAGACAAGATGATTGAACTGGACTTGCTAAAGCGTGGCGGCAGCAAGAACGAGAACCTCGAGTGAATATATAAATCATACGCAATTCTTTTATGTTAGACATGCGTACACATTGCATCAATGGATCAATCATCAGAAACTAGACTTGACAAGATACAGGAAAGACTTTTGTCTATTGCGGCAGAGGAAAGAGAACTGCTAAGAGAGGCAAAACGAATAAGATGCGAACAAAATCATGCCTGTTCAGTCACAGATATAATTTATGGCGTACAAATAGGATAAGCTATAAATATCGTAACGGACTACACCATGTATGAAATGGAAATTCACGCTTGGTATATTTTTTCTTTTTACAGGATTCCTAACCATCGCTGGAATAGGCTTGCTCCTATTACACATATGGGACGAATATAAAATTATGGAAGCAAGCAAGACTGACCGTGGGAACAATACCTATATTAATGAGGATGTTATTGAGGAATTCAGATGACAAATCAAAGTGCAATCAGTGATCTGTTAAGACTGCTTCATGAGGAATGGCTGGATGAGGGCAGGAAGACAGTTGTTAAAACCATGCTTGAGGACATGATTGACCGTATGGAAGACAACCTGTCAATGGATGATTTGCGATGAAATTTAACTGGGTTTTTGACTTTAAAGGTGTGAATTATAAGCGTAGTGGATGGAATCTTATTAAGGTGGAAGAATCTTAGATGAATGACAAGGCACAGCATTTCATTGCAGGCTTCTTACTGAGTATTCTTGGCTTGGCATGGACACCGTTGATTCTGTTAGGATTCATGTTTGGAATAGGCAAGGAGGCATATGACTATATAAGTGGAAAGGGAGTTTCCGAATGGGCAGACATGGCATACACTTTCTATGGTGCGATACTTGCATTGATTATAGTCTTGGGAGGAATAATATTTTGAGCCTAAGTCGAAAAGACCTTGAAAGCATCATATGCATAGCATGCAGCAGAAAGTATGGAGAGCATTACAAGGGTAATGGAACGAAATTTAACCTCCCCGAGCTCATGTCATGCATGTTTAGAATACAGGGTACTTTGGTTGCTGATGGTATTAAGAATGAGGATCCCAAGCCTAGCCCCCCTGTAGATGAGTTAGAGTATGACTGTTAATTTTTCTTAGCCTTTTATATAAGGGTACTATCCCTACGTATGGTTCAAATTTTTTTTAATTTTTCGGTAAATGGTGTGTTTCTTATATATATCATGTTAATGTCCTAAAAACCGTTTTTTCGCCATGTGACCCTGCACACAAAATTCGGGCAAAAAAAGGGGGTGAAAGTGTTCCCATGCTATATAAGTGATTATTCTACTAATTCACTTAATGCTGTTGGATTCTTTTTGTTCTGAATATAGACAGTTCCGAAGATTCTGAAACCTTCGGTGTTTGTGGCGTTGATGTAGTGTTTAATCTGGCTGTTGCCGTTTTGTGATTGCACTACTTCATCACCCTTGTCTTTAGAACGGTTCAAGATTGTACTCACAAAGGTGTTATCCTTTGATTTCATTTGTTCTTGAACTTGTGCTTTTAAGCCTGCTAGTTCTTCTGGGCTTAATTTGCTAAGGTCATAAGTCATTGTGATTCTTATCCTATACTCGTATATAAGGGGTGAGTTCCGTGCCTATACATGTATAGACAGGCACAAACGGCACAATGTTTAAGTACACGCTCAAATCATGGGTAATGTTTAAGTAGTCGCTCAAAGTTTGGGTAATGCTTATATAGTCGCTCAAAGTACCGTACTGAACCGTATTGTACCGTACTTTTGACCATTTGTACCGTACAGTACCGTACCATACCGTACCCGTACCGTACATTACCGTACAGCGACCCTATATGAACGTTATGAAAAAAAAACTTTTTAGATATGTATATATAGATGTGCGGCATGTGGTTGGGGGTATATCCTAGGAACAAATGTATTGAATATAAGACTATATAGTGTATGTGTGTGTCTATATAGTTTAGTTCGTTCATCTATTGGGGTGTATAGTACTGGGGGTATTGGTGGTTATAGTAGTAATGATGATAGTGTGTGTATAAAATAGATAAAAACACTGTCCATACCCCTGCCCAGCTTGGTTCATGTGTGGTATATCGGGGGAGAGGGATTGTAAGGGAGAGGGGGTTCTAGTGTATTGTTGCTGGGGTTCTTACTGCTGGTTTTTTGAGAAATGTTTAAGTAGTCGGTCAAAATTTTAGGCGTGGTCAGGCACGGAACGAAGAATTTAAATACGAGTTTCAGAATTTGACCTTGATGAAAAATTCTAGACACGAAAGCAGGTCTATTAGACATGGTATCACACGTTCCATTAGGCATAATAACCCTATTAGTGAAATGAGTGATATGATTGATAGTGTAAGGTCATTCTCTTATACTGTTATAAACAAAAATGATAAGATACGTAACAAAGCAATACGTCTTATGAAAGGATGGTATAATGTTGATATAAACAATATTGATGCATACCTCAAACAGATTAACACACTACACGCTGTTACAACCAATGTTGTAAATAACATTGATTACTGTGATACGCAAAATAATATGTTATCATTTATGAGTGATGGTAAATTTGGAGATATTAATATGATCATTGACACATACAATGATTTCATTGATAGAGATCCACTACTACGATTAGGTACCGTATCAAATATGGGATATGGTAAGTTACCATATATTAATCTTGATAAGGTTGATGTTATTGTAGGTAAAGTCAATAAAATGGTATCAACCACCCCAGAAGTCAAGGAGAATAAGACACATAAGTTGGAGGACATATTATGACAGTATCATCTGTCCCTAACTACAAATCATGCTGGTTTTGTGACAACAACGTAAATGCTGTTGGTGGTCTAGTTTGTAGTGAGTTTGATGCATACTGTTGTAAAGACCATATTATCAATGATAGGATATGTCCCATTTGTGATTGTGAGGGTATTAATACACCACATCACATTATCGAATGGGTAGTTGATGCAGAGAGTATTAATGATGCAGAAATACCACGTTTTCACATACCTAGTGCATATAATATACATGTGCAACACTTTAACATGTATAATGATGAGGAGGTTATATTATAATGCCTGTACTCCCCATCCCCCTTATTTCTTTATTTAGACGTAAAGATATATGTTTGTCATGTGATAAACGTATTAAAGATGTTAGTGGTTATATTATTGATAACTATCATACACATACTCTAAAATGGAACTGTACTTGGGAATCATTCAATAACAACCATGCAACGTTGGTTGATAGTGATGATGGTCATATATATGATTACAAATGTAAATCATGTATTGCTGATAGAGAATACAATATGGGTAACAAATATAACAAAACCCACCCACAAAAGGAGTATATGCAATAATGCCTATTTGTAATCTATGTAATGCTGATGTAGGTGATTATGGTATGAAAAGACATGAAGAATGGCATACTAACTGTAAAAAGAATAAAAGAAATACGGTTGAGGGAGTGGTTAAATGGATATGACAGTTAACAGATTAATATTGGATGTTACAAGTGTTACAACGACAGTTGTTACCAAGCACCTCTGGGAAACCTCTCCATTACCTGTTACAACACAACAAATTTCGAGTAGTGTTGTTCCCAGAAGGAACACACTCTCATATTATAATACAAAAAATATGTTATCGTGGGTTGACGGAGTAATGTCCTCACAAGTCAGAGTGAATGGTGTAAAACAATTCATGGATCTAAGGATCAAGGGTGATGTCATATAAGATTTAGATAGTATATCACATTAGATTGGTTAGAGATATGAATATAAACAAAAATATGTCTAAAGAACATATGGACAACGTATTAAGCATATATAGACATTTGCCTTATGCAGATAAAATTGATCAAGGTCTATATGAAGCATTAACAAAAACAATGAATGATATTGCTGATGGAGATGAACCATTAGAGAATGGTGTAACATTATCAACATTACAAACTATTGTTCTAATGTTATGTGAGAGTTGTATTGAATATACAGAAGAACAACAGTATGAATCAGTACAGGAGAGTATGAAATAATGTCCCATAATAAAAATAAACATAAAGTGTTTAAATGTATTTTATGCGAACAAGAATACGATAATAAAAAAATTGGTGCAACAGTAGGTAATAACCTTATCCCCCGTGAACTAATATGCGAGACATGTGTAAAAGATAATTATTGTTGGGCTACTGACAAAGAGTTAAAGCAACATAATTACAGTATAATAGAATCTCGTAGACAAGAGTTAAGACAGAGTATATAGTATGACAGTTATGCAACATCAATTAACAAAAATCGTCTTACCTGCCAACGCAGGTCTTAAAACAGGCGATACAAAAGGCTTCTTCACAGAAGTACAGTTCAAGGAGTTAGGATTTACCGATTTGGTAAATGTTACTTCTGTCCTTACACCAGAGGAGAAACAATTTGTTTCTGACAAAGGTAGTGCATTGGGTATGATCTTCATGGAAGATACCATATCAGGACAAAAGTTCCTAGTTCCTATGAATACCATCACTAAAGATGGTGTACGAGAATCTAGAGTTCCTAGAGGACTAAGTGCTCGTACTGTAACTGCTGAAGGACAACGTGGTCTAGTAGGCTTCCCAGCAATATCTGGTGGCTAACCACACCCCCATTTTTTCTTTTTTATTAAAATAATGACAAACAAAGAATATAATGCACATTGTAACAGATGTGGATATGATACCAAACATGATGAAGATGGTTGTGTATGGCATCAACAAACATTGACTACATCTGATGGAGAGAGTTATCAAAGATATGATGAGTTTAACCAAGATGGAGAAGAATGGTAATGAGTATGCCCAAGCACAGTATGAAATTGATCACGACTTATAGGAGATATTAAAATAATGACAATAAAATATTATGTTGAGATATATGAAATATCCACAGGTAAGGTAGAAAAGAGAATGGAAAAGAGTAGTAAATATGGTGCTGAGAAACTATACAATACAATAGCATTTAAGTATGGACTCAATGAACATTATGACGTAAGAATAGTTGAAGATGCAGTAATGGAAGAGGAGGTATATTGGTAATGACAGGCATACACGATAGCGTAGAAACATACGAACCTAAGGTAGATGTTACATATGAGGGTTCTGTACCAAAAGTAGATAACTCATTTGATGACATAACAGATGATAATGGTAATATTAATATTATTATCAATTCAGAAGTTATTGGACAAACATTAGCCAAAAAGATATACACCTCATGGACAAGTGGTCTAAGAGAACTGTATAACAATGAGGCTAGGGCATGTAGAACATCTAAAAAGATGGGTGCTAATCCAACAATAGTTATAACAGTTGATCCAAACAAAGAAACTAGAGAATTAATTATACAGGGTGTTGATTCATTAGGAATTACAAAAGCCATGTTTAACAAGGTTCTTAGAGTTATAGGCACAAGTGGTAATACTGATGGAGAGGAGATAGGACAGTATGGTATGGGATTCATATCTTACGCACTAATGTGTGATGCATTACTAATGGAAACATGGTCTAGAGAAACTGATGAACATTATGCCATGTTATGTGATAGTGGATTAAAGTTCAAACCTATTCCACTTGAAACTACTAACGGTGTTAATAGAATGAGTGAGTATGGAACTAAACTAACTATGACATGTAATGATGATGTTTCATTTAGTACATTGGTAAGTAATGTATATAAACTAGCAAGATTCAGCAAGGTTCCTACAAAAATAATAATAAAATCAGAAATTGAAGGATATTCACGACATAGTTGGCGTAATGATGATGATGATGAGGATAGTTATGATGCAGGTGTTTATGAGTGTCCATCATACCAAAATGGTATGGACTACATGAAAGATAGTCATAAATATGAATGGATCAAGAACTCCAAAAAATCACAAGGAAGAAGCATAGTTACATATAAAGAAGTAACAATAGACAACGAGGATTACAGATTTGATGGTATATTTGTTCTTACTAAATCATCATATGGAACTATTGATATGTCAGTAGAAAGTCGTAAAAATCCATTATTCCTAGTAGGAACTGAGATTGACAGTAAGTTAAGCATTGGTTGCTTCCACATGTTCACTATGAATGTTAAGAATGAAAGAAAATATAGTCCTGTTGCTAGTAGAGATTCATTAGAAAACAATGCAGTAGATTTGTTAGAGGAAGATATTAATGACAAATTAACAGAATACTTCCAAAATGAATTTCCAATAACGACTATTAAAGATTACAATAGTTCATTAGATAAGGCATTATTATCACGAAATGTTACATGGAATATGGAAAAATACCTTGCAAAAGAAACTAATGATATAAGCGATACTCTTAATACAAGATATGGAACTACTGATAAAACATATTCACAATTAAGTGATATGTTGGCAGGTGGTGGAAATCTAGTATGTCTTAAATCATTAAGACAGAATCTCATGGATCTGTTATCAGAACATATTGATGGAAATGTTACATTCTTTAGAATGCCTACTAGACTAAGTGATGAAGAAAGAGGACATAGAGTAGCATTGTTCAAAGATTTGAACATTATCATGGGAGAAGACTATAAAAAAGATAATAAACTCAAAGAAAGTGGTAGTGGAAGATCAACAATAGTTGATAAGAATGGTAAGAAAACTGCATTTACCAACAACAGAACATGTGTATTATACAACAGTACACGTGGAACTGAAGATACTACTTTATTTGGAAATGCTAGGGGTTGGAGATCAGGAAGTAACAAATATTCATCTACTATCGGAGATATTAACAATAACTATCATAATCACATAATTATTGCTGATACTAAGAGATTCCATGATACAGAAGATTGTATCAATGAATTAAGTAATGATTGGAAAGTTGTACATGATATGAAAGGATTGTCAGATAAGATAATGACCATTGACAAGTTGGTTAATAAAATTGGTAAAAAGGAATATCAAACCAACAAAGGTATTGTAAAAGGTAGTGATTTGATTGGTAACTATATGGCAGTAGTTATGAGTAATAAAGAACAATTATTAAACATACCTGATCCTGATACTGATGAATCAGATGTTTCTAATTATCTATTTGGGGTTAATAATAAAACAGGATTGGAACTAAGATGGATAGCAATTAAAAACATTGAGGAATACGTAGCATTGAATATGTATCTAAAATTTAAACCTATGGGAACTTCAAGTAACATGGTTGAAACAGTTATACATAATGACCAATATGGACAAGCATTCAAAACAGTATTAAAGAATCCTATATCAGGAGATGAACTATCATTCAACGGTAATAATTCTTCTTCTAAAGATCACAAGGGAGATGTTATAGCAAGAATGTATTGGATAAATGATTTATTGCCAAAAGAATATTCTGATGTTTTCCTTAGTGCTGTTCAGTATGATATGAGCATCATTGATAGAATTGAAATACAATCACATAGACTCATGGAATTGTTAGGTAGATCACAATGACCGTCTTAATAAATGTAACTGTTGATTTAGATGATACAGAAGCATTGGAAGAACATGGTAGTCTTGAAAATGGTGTGTATGGAGTAGATGAAGATGGTGTCTATCACATGTATCATCATAATAAGACCTATCTTGTTAAATGGGATAGAATTTATGGTAGTCCAGATGAAGATCCTGAATATGGTAAAATATTAATGGATAATACACAATGAATCCTCAAATTATAGCAGAACGTGATAGTTCTCTAATATTATTTGAATCAGGTAAGGTAAGATCAGTTCC